CTATAGACTTAATTCATCTATTACATCAACAACTTTATCCTTCATTCTATTTGTGACATGGGTATAAATCTTCATTGTAGTTTCGCTATCTTCGTGACCGACTCTATCCATAATTTCTTTTAGCGGTACACCTTTTTCGGCTAAATAACTGACAAGTGTGTGTCTAAAAATGTGTGAACTTATCGGTTTATTAATAGGATGTTCAAGACGTTGGTTTGCTGCTTTAATAGATTCATTGAACGAATTACGTTGGATAGGTACACCACGATTTGTTACGAAGATGTAGCTACGGTCCATGGTTATCCAGTTAGGATTTAAGCTTTTATTTAAGTCACGAATCTTAATAGCTTCATCTAATATTTCTGATTCACGTTTTGATAACTTATTGCTACGATAGCCAGCAGGTGTTTTGGGTGGTTCTTTTTTTGCTTTCTTGTATCCTTGGACACTGTCTAAAGTGCCAAAAATATCTACAAAATTATTGTCTTTACGGTAGTTAATATCTTCTAATGCAACGACTTCACCAATACGTGCACCATCTAAAAATAGAAATTCGGCAATCAGTGAATTCAAGTAAGTCCGTTTCGTGCGTCGTAATTCATTAATTAATGGAATAAGTTCTGTTTCAATTTCCAGATACTTGTTCTTGATTTTTTCGTAATCTTCAATAGTTAGCACCTTTTTAGGAAGTTTAGCTTGTCGTGCTGGGTTGGTTTTAATGTGGTTAAGAGACACGGCATAATCAAACGATTGATTCAATATTGATTTAACACGTTCAAGTCTTGGTCTTGATAATTCAAGACCGTTTATAAATTGTTGAACATAATAAGTATCTATTTTAGATATTTTGACATCAATACCAAAATTTTCTCTCACATACTGAACATTACTTTTTAGCGAGCTTATAGAAGTGCGCCTAAGTTCTTTTTGATGGAATTTCCACCAGTTGTTTAAAACATCAGTGTATAAAACTTCGCTTGAATTTAGCTCTTGTAAGATTGCAGCAATTTTTTCATCAAGTATTTTTTGAGCTTGTTTTCTTATGCGAGGAGTATCTTTTTCCATCAATACAGACGCTTTCTTCCACTTGCCTGTATATGGATCTCTGTATCTTTCGACAAAATTAATTTTTCCACTTTTATGATTTTCTGACCACATTTGTTTTTACCTCATTTCTATGTTAAAATGGGTATAGTAAAGAGGCCTACTGCATGCAGGTTTTTACTATACATTTCATTATCTCTACACTCAAAGTTTGGCGACAGGGAGTGTAGGGATTTTTTTATTTTTTAACTATTTTTGTTGTCATTTTATCAGATTTTAGTTATAATTAGTATAAAGAATAACTCGTGAAGGATAAACGCTGGGTCCCAAAATGGGGTAGGTACATTGTACTGAGCATTCCTATGTGCCTGGGGTTATTTTTTTTATTTTGATTTTTTTAGGCTCTCAACAAATTTTTGAGGGTCTTTTTTTATTTCAGCTATTATAAAATCTACAAATTGCTGAGAATAGGTGTATTGTTCATTATTGCCAATTCTATGACAATAAGCGTAGCGGTCATTATTTTTTATATCATAAAAATCAATGATAAGTTTTAAAACATATTGATTAAATCCGTTTTTATATCCTAGCTTTAAACTAGCCTTATTTAGTCTGTCAGACACAACTGAAATGACATTCCCGTAAGAATACTTGTAAATATTAGATGGATCTTTTAAATCTTTTACAATAGCCACTTCAGAAGGAGCACCATTTTTTATTGCTACAACAAAATCAGCTTCATCTTTTTTCTTTGTTATATAAAGTTGCTGCTTAATTCCAATGGCAAACTTATCCGAGTTGTACTCTTCAGTAAGAACGTCAATATCATTAGATTGTTGAATAAATTTTTCTGCTATTTCTGGCGGATATTTTAGCCTGATTTGTTCGTTTGTTAGTGGCTCGTAAGTAGCTGATATTGTTAGGAAATTTTGAGCGATGTATTTTGTTATATCGATTTTGTGAAAACGTTGAATTTCATTGACAAAGTTTATGACACAGGCTTGAAATAATGGTGCATATTTAAGTTCATAATCCTCAGTGATGTAATGAGTGCTAATATTCCGGAGTTCTACAATTCTTTCTAGATTAAGACGTATTCGTGTGTTTTCATCAGAGTAAATTTTCTTAATAATACTATCTAAACTGAGCGTTCTATCAGGGTTATCTTTATAATAAATACTCTTTCCTCTGTTGAGATATTCTGCTTTAAGCATTAACTCCCAGGCATTGCAGATAAAGAAACTAAAACCTTCTATGCGGTAGCGAATTGTAGGTTTGTTATAAATCTCAAGCCCTAACATAAAAGCTTCTACACTTTTATCAACTAGTTGTTTTGATAAATTTTCCATGCTATCCTTTCTAAGATATATTTATCTTCATTCATGTGTTCTCCTAAAACCTTAATAATATTTTTATTCTTTCCTATTCTCCTCAACCCATTTTTCGATTTTTTCAATTTGTTCATCAGTTAATGGATTTTCGTCAATATGATCCAGTAATTCCTGGATAAGCTCTTTTAAATCCCTTTTCATAACTTTAACCCTTTATTTACTTTTAAAGGTTCTACCACAGTTATTACAGTGCCAGTTGTTTTTTCCGTTCTTACCGACAAGTCCAAGTAGGACGAGTGGCCAAGAAATTAAAAATCCAATACAACCAACACAACCATTGAAATTTTTTCTGTCCTGATGCATAAACTGAATATTAGTACTTCTGCAATATGGACAGCGTTTAGCAAACAATCCCATCTTTTTTTCTCCATTCTCAGCTTTTTGTGTGGTTCAGTTTTTTTTGCACGTTTTGTTTTTTATTTATTTAAATTGTCAATAGCATATTGAGCTTCTTGTTCTGTAAACTTCTCTCCATTCTCAGAAATTAACTGGTCATAGATAGCGTCTGGAGACATCGCCATGTTCTTTTGATAACTTTTCGCTTGTTTCAAAGCAGCTTTATTGTAATCAAAGTTAGAGTTGTCAATGGCATATTGAGCTTCTTCGGGAGTGAACTTTTCGCCCATTTCAGAAGAAAGTTGTTCATAAATACCTTGTTTTGACATATGCATATTTTTGTAATAGCTTTTTGCTTGTTTCAAGGCAGCTTTCTTGTAATTAGCTTTCAAGTGGTCAACAGCATATTGAGCGTCTTCTTCTGAGTATTGGTCAAAATCAGAAGTCAATTGGTCAAAGATGCCTTGCTTAGACATGTACATGTTCTTGTAGTAGCTTTTTGCTTGTCGTAATGCTGTTTTTTGAGTAGTAGTAGCAGCATACACAACGGTTGGTTCATTAACTGCAGGGACGTTAACGACATCAAGCATTGCTGCACCAAGAATAGCAGTAGCACCAAGCATAAAGACAGTTTTCTTCTTCATTATGTATTTTCTCCTATTCAGCTTTTATTGTGATTCAGTGATTGCACATATTAGTAATTATTTTTCAGAGTATTTACCAATGACTTTCCCAATAACACGGAAGTCGCTGTCAGCATCAATTGGAATATCTGGATATTTAGATGTATTAAAGCTATGCAAAAATGCATGATCATCTTTTATAGTAATTTCTTTTATATAAGCATCGCCATATAATTCAAATACACCAACATCACCGCTGGATAAGTCAACAGAAAGTTTTACAAATACATAGTCACCAGAATGATATTCTGGTTCCATTGAATCACCGTAGACAGGGACAACAAAATCTGCGTCATACTCAACAGGTAATGTAATTGTTTCTTTTTGGACTTCGCTTAAAAATTGACCAGTACCAGCAGATACTGCATTGTCATAGTAATCATATTCTTGTTCTATACGTGAAACAAATTCCACAACAGTATCAGATACTTCATTGCTATTTTGTTCATTAAGGAGACTGTTTCCGAAATTAATCCATTCTTTATGGTTGTCTGAATGCAATTCCTTGTCAAGTTTTAAAACTTCATCAGAAACAGTCGAAGCGATTTCTGTCTGCTCTTCTTTGAAATATGAAATATCTACATTAAAGAAATCAGCTAACCTGCGAAGATATTCATCTTTAGGTGTAGACTTAGCATTCATATATCTACTTAATGTGTTTTGAGGGACATTTGAACCCTTAGCTACCGCAAGTTGAGTTAGTCCTTTTTTGTTTATTAATTCTTTAATTTTAGAAGCTATATATTGTCGTGCTCGTATTTCTTCAGCACTAGCTTCTCTGCGTCCTCTAGTAATTGTCATAATTTATATCCTTTTATTTGTATTATATCATAAAAAATAAAATAAACTAAAAAAATAGAAAAAGTTTTAAAAAAACTATTGACTTTATCCAATTAAATGGATATAATGTATATGTAAGGTTGAGGGAGAGCTAAGAGATCTTACAAATAAAGTCGGAGGTACAGCTAATGGCTAAACACGAAAAAAAGCCTAAACGCAAAGAACTAGCAGTCGAAATCAAGATTCTTTGGTTTAAGCTTAGATTCAAAAACATTATTGAATGGTAATTCAATAAAGGAAGCATAAGCTTCCTCCCCTTCGGGGGTGTGGTTATAGTTTAACATATCTAGTTGTACCTTCGCAAGAAGTTTTAGAGCTGTGTTGTTTCGAATAGTTCCAAAACAAGAAAGGAGTAGAAACATGAAATGGAAGAAGTTTCTTTTTGGCGATATTCATTATAAGAATGAATCAGCAGACGGAAATCAAGAAGTGGAATTCAAGTTAAAAGGTGGATTAATTCCTAATTTGGTTTTGCTGGGTTTGATTATTGGATTAATTGTGTGGTTGGTGGTGAGATAAAATGCTTGTAATTGTTTTGTTTACAATTATGATTTTAGCAGTTTATTCTACTCTATTAGTAAAGTTTTACAACGGGAGCATAAAGGATGTTGTCATCTATATTTTTCTTGTGTGTAGTGTATTACTTTTAGTATTTATGGTAGCATTTTTTGCAACTTGTTCAGGCTGAATTATTAGTGTTTATATTTGCGGTATCTATACTTTGTTTCAACTCCTTTTGGGGTGATATGATAAGAATAGTTACTCATGTTAGCAGCTGTACTTGCTTCGAATTCGAATGATTTACCGGGTAGGAACAAGGAGATGTAGGTGCTATTTCTATCAACTAGGATTTTTGCATCGTAATTTCCTAAATTGAAAGCAATATATCCCCCTAACGATTTATATGGAGGAATAGTAAGAGGCAGTGAGAGTGTTCTTTCATGAATATTTTGATTTAATTCTGATTCGACAGGAACAGAATTGTATATACATGATCCACCTTCAATAATGTGTTTTATGTCGGTAAAATGAGTAGTTGCATCTCTGTCGGTCAAGTAAATTTCTTCTATATTCGTAGAGCGAGAAGAGTTATTTGAAAAAGTAAAGTAAAGGTAAGCTCTTTCTTTTGATGTATTACATTGCTCATCTTGAATTGAAATAGTCAAGTTGAGTCGTTCTTCTTTCCTTAGACGGAATTCCTTAAAGATGACAAATATCGCAGAAGCTATAGATATGATAACCGATAAAATCGAGAACCAATCAGAAATGCCCATAGAATCACTGATGATTTTTACTTGGTAAATTGTATCCTTCACATTTATTTCTCCAATCATTTTTATTTCCATTATACCATTTTAGAAAGGGGTGAGAATATGCAAAAAATGACAGTAGAGTTAGCAGCACCTTTAACTTTGAAGGCTTGGCTTGCCATCAGAGAAATGAAAGATAAGGATTTTGCTAAAAAAGTGGGTGTTTCTCCTCAAGCTGTTTCCGGCTGGAAAAGTGGACGTCATAAGCCAAGTGGTGAATACGTCCCTAGAATTGAATCGGTCCTAAATGTTAGATTTTCAGAAATTAAGTTTGAGTCTAACATTTAATTTTTAAAATAAATATCCAATTAAAAGGATATAATCTCGGTTAGTAGCTACGGCTCTAACAAGGTGATAACCTCCTTTAAAAATAGATAAATAAAACCGCAGTTATGATTCCTCTAAACGATAAATATTTTTGACAAGACAACAACGATTACTAATCCTTGTTAGGGCTATAACTGCTAATCGAGAGTGCAGAAATTAGAAAGGGGTAAACATGAAACCAAAGTGTTATCCGTATTGCGGAAACAAAAAACAAGCTGAATTGAATCAGCTTGCGGATAGAATGTTAACTGCCGAAGTTCAAATAAACCAGCTCGCAAGAGTTGTTTATCGAACTTCAAGCTGGCCATCTGGTGTTTCAGAAACATCATAACCAGCAAGTTTACACTCGTCGATAATTTCTTGCTTATCCATAATATATTCAGCAGGATTTACGACAGCCCATTGAAATTGGGGATTTTTGAATGTTCGTTGTAAATGTTCATCTAAATCTTCCCAAGTTTTTGTTGGAACTTTGTCAGTCGGTTTTGGTGTAAGTTTTCCCATATCATTCTCCTTTCCATAATACTTGACTCACAGGAAATCGCTTGGTTTGGTAGTTAAAGTTTTTTACCTGATTGTCATATCTATATTATAGCAGAAAGTAGAATTAATCACAAAATGTAGTGGGTAAAATTAAAAAAAGATACAACATATTGTGATTTGGTGAAGATATGTGGAAAAAATTAAATCATATTTTGATTGAAAAAGGAATGACAAAAAAAGAACTTGCAGAAAAAGCAGGAATTAGTAAAAATACAATCCAAAACATTCGGAATAGTAAAATCTCATTTCGAAATATGGTGAAAATCGCTGATGCTTTAGACGTTAGCTTAGATGAATTTAGAAAGGATAATACATGAATGAAATAGAAAAAATTTTTCCTTATAAAGAAAAGGAGATTCTTAGTGAGGTAACGACTTTGCAAAAGTCACTGTATTGCCAAACAGAGTATCTGTCTGACCAGCTAACCAAAAAACTTCACCACCTAGAGGACTATAACAGTCCAATTGATGATGAAGCAATTAGATTGGCTGAAGTGACAGCTGAATTTTACAAGTTATTAATCCAGTCTCCTAGTATTGGAGCAGTTGTCAAGGAGATTGTGAGCGAGGGACATAAGAGTTAGAGCGGTTATGGCATCATTTAAATCGTTAGGATTATAAATCTTTAAACTATGAGCGTTTGTGTTGCGGTACAACTGAGCTATGGCTAGAAGTAGATGTTTAAGACCCTGGTATGCGCTTAGCTCTTCGTCAGATTGTAATTTGTTTTCGCTTATGATGATAGCAGGGTTGCTCTTTTTAAAGCACTCTTCGATAAGTCTTCCAGAGTCTAACGTTGAACCTGTCATTTCTCTTATACGATGAAATATACCTTTACTTGCTTCTAAAATCGCATGAAAATAATTTTCTTCAAGAAGCTCTTCTGTACAGTATTTTGATACGAGCGGATGTACATCAATGTTTTTTAGTCTTTCTTCAAGAGATTGTAAGCGGACTTGAGCATCTTTAAATGTTTTTACTTCCTCTGTTTTTTGAACTTTCCCAGAGTCATCGAGCTCAAAACCTTTAAAAATTAGAGTTTTATTGATATTTTTCCTGAGCATTTTCCAACTTTCTGGAGTGTCAATATATTTACTTGGAACACAAACATATTCAATTGAATCAAAAACAGGACGTAAGCTTCTTCGATAAGTGCAAGCATTAATTAAGATTGCGCTTAACCTACGCCATTTAGTGTAGGTTACATCTCCTATAGGTAAACCGAAAGTAGTTAACATAGTTGTAATTTGACTACCTGTTATTTCGTTACATAAAGTTTGGCAAATTAATTCAATATCTTGGCTATTTAACGATGACATAATTATCCTCCAATTATTTTCTCTTAATTATATCAAATACAGAAAGGATAACACATGAACAATTTAATCAATGTAACTTTAAATGAAAATCAAGAGCCTGTTGTTTCGGGTCGTCAACTCCATCAAGCTTTAGGAGTTAAAACAAGATATAACGATTGGTTCAATCGAATGATTGACTATGGTTTTGCTGAAAACGAAGATTTCAACCTGCTCAAATTTGAGCAGGTTCGAACGGAAGGCAAGAGAGAAGTAAAACGTGAAATGACTGACCACGTCCTTAAATTGGACATGGCAAAAGAAATCGCAATGATTCAACGTACCGACAAAGGAAAAGAGGTCCGTCAGTATTTCATTCAGGTCGAAAAAGACTTCAACAGTCCTGAGAAAATCATGGCTCGAGCTCTTAAAATTGCTGACCGTAAAATTATTAAACTTGAAGCAACAATTGAAGAGCAAAAACCTAAAGTTATCTTTGCTAACGCAGTCAGCGCAAGTCATACGTCTATTTTAGTCGGTGATTTCGCTAAGATCATGCGTCAAAGCGGCTTGAATTTTGGTCAGAATCGTATGTTTACATGGCTGCGAGAAAATGGCTATCTAATCAGTCGCAAAGGCAACAGTTGGAACATGCCAACACAAAAAGCAATGGATTTAGGTCTGTTTGAAATCAAAGAAACGACTATCAATCATTCAGACGGTCATATCAGCATTAACAAGACACCTAAAATTACAGGTAAAGGGCAATTGTATTTTGCTGATAAGCTACTGAATAACATTGCTTAATTAACCGTGCTTCTCAGGCTGGTTGATACGGCTCTAGTAGGTGATTACTCATAAATATCAATTTGACTATGTTTGATTTTCCTTTACCAATATAGATTTTTTAATCATTTACACGATAGTATCTCCTATTTATTCTTTAATCGGCTGAAAAGTGCCTACTAGGGTCATACCAGCCAGTCTGAGAGCATAAAAAAACGACTGACGGCAATCAGTCGCATAACAAACAAAACTAAAGTAAATTATATCACATTAAAAAGGAGCGTGCTATGCCGAAAGCAAATATAACGTATAAAGCTGTTGGCAACGACGAAAAGGCCGAATGGGGCGATTACAATCATTTGATTCAACGTTGGGAAGGTTTAAGTAAGAGCGTTGCGAAACAGTGGGCGACTGAAATGCGTGAGCACCCAGAGTTTAGAAAATACGTCGACAATCCTACACATCGAATAGTTTTTATCAATTACAAAGGATTTGAGCTATTTGTTAAATGGAAATCACGTAACCGATATTTGAGTAAAAAAGAAACATTAGCAGAAATGCTGGAAAATATCAAACTAGAAGAAAGAGTAGGAGTTTAACATGACACATTTAATTATCGCAGTCGCAGTTTTAGCATTCGCTGAAGTAATTACATTAACAGTGTTCGGTAAACGAGCACGTAAGAAAGAAGAACCAGTCAAACCTAATTATTCAGGTTGGGAAGCGAGTGCAATTGCATATAACCGTGCTCACGGTTTGCCAGACGATACGATTTAAGAGGTACTAAATGGAAAATGAATACTTTGACACAGACGAAATCATGCTAATCGGCTTTGACACAGATGGCTGGCACGGGTGCTGGGGCGCAAAAGAAGAAGAGGGTGATTAGGTGGCTGATAATAAAAAATACTATTACTTAAAACTTAAAGAGAATTTCTTTGAGAGTGATGAAGCTATCATTTTGGAAAGTATGCCAGATGGCTACATTTACAGCAATATCCTTTTAAAACTCTATCTTAGAAGTCTAAAAAACAATGGATTGTTGATGTTTAATAACTTAATTCCATACAATACTCAAATGTTAGCGACAATTACACGTCATCAAGTTGGTACTGTCGAAAAAGCAATTCAAATTTTTCAGCAATTGAAATTAATTGAAATATTAGACAACGGTGCTATCTATATGTCGAATATCCAAAATTTCGTCGGAAAATCAAGTAGTGAAGGCGACAGAAAGAGAGCTAAAAGAGCTCAAAACAGAGCAATCGGACAAACGTCCGGACAAATGTCCGACAAACGACCACCAGAGATAGAGAAAGAGATAGAGATAGAGTTAGAAAAAGAGATAGAGGAAAAGAAAGATAGTTCCGCCAGTTCCTCTTCCCTAGATTCTCTAAACCTAAAATACTTCTTTGAAAAATGGCAGGAAATCACGGGTAGAGCTCTAACACCTTTTGAAATTGAGGATATTCCAAAATTACACAAAGAAGACGGATTTAGTATTGAGCTAATGCTGACAGCTTTAAAAGAAGCTGCTAACTCTACTAGCAATTTTAACTTTAATTATTTCAAATCTATCCTAATGCGTTACAAACGACAAGGACTATTAACGCCAGAAATGGTAGCTGGTGCCGAAAAGCAACGTCAAGAAGCTAAAAGTAAACAATACAATCGGCAACCAACTAAAAGCAATGTGCCAGATTGGGTTGATGAAGATTACAAATATGAAGCAAGCGTAGATGAACAGGCACAGCTTGATGAACTCAAAAAATCACTAATGGAGGACTGAATATGGACGTAAAAGAAACATTGCTAGAGCAACAAGCAACAATTGACCGTATCGAAACACTGAAAGAGGAATTGCATCATCTTTCAAAATTTGGTTTAGGTCTAAGTGAAACAGACCTCTTTCCGATAAACAGTGCAACTAAAGCCTCGTTATCAACAATGCATTTGCTATCACACGTTATCGAGGATGTGCTAGATGGTGCAGACCCAAGACAAGCATTTAAACAAGCATTTACGCTATAAGCGAGGAATAAACATGAAAATTGAATTGTTACATGTATTTAATGGTTATCGCAAGTTTCATCTTGGTCTTTATGACGATATGCACCAAGCAATTAAATCGCTCAAAAATCATGTTTATGCTTATTCAGCTATTTCAGAACCACGCTTTAGAAAGTCAATGAGTGGAAATAGCATTCGCATTGATTATGGTGCTAAGACTTGCTTTTACTTGCTAGAAGCTAGAAAGGTCAGCTAATGCAACATGGATTATTTGGCGATTTTGATTACGATAATTGGCTAAGTACGTATGAGGACTACGAAGAAGTATTTCATTGTGATGAAGACGAGGCTTATGACCGCTGGAAAGATGATCAGCTAGAAGATTGGTAAAGAGGAGAAAAAATGACAACAACAGAATTAACACAGCGACAAATTACGTCAAGTGTGGCTAACCGAATTGAAGAAATGAAAGGCGAAGGCTTGCTAGTAGCGCCAAATTACAGTGTAAGTAATGCTCTAAGCTCTGCCTATTACGCTTTGACGAATTCAAATAGCGGCAATTTGCTAGGAAAATGTACGCAAGACAGCATTTACAACGCCTTGCTTGATATGGTTACACAAGGTTTAAGTCCAGCTAAAACTCAATGCTATTTCATTCCTTACGGGAACAAAGTCAAATTAACACGTTCGTATTTTGGAACGATGAAAGTCGTTAAACAGTTGCCTGAAGTCAAAGATATTTACGCTCAAGTGATTTATGAAGGTGATGACGTTGAAATTAAGAACGTCGAGGGTCACAAGGTGCTAGTCAAACACGATACTAATTGGCTGAATCAGGATAATCCAATCATCGGTGCTTACTGTATCATCGAAAAAAACGATGGTGAGAAAGTTTTGACAATCATGACCAAGAAAGAAATTGATAAAGCTTGGGCCCAATCGAAAAACAAGTCAATTCAAAACAACTTCCCGCAAGAAATGGCAAAACGTACTGTAATCAATCGTGCTGCTAAACAGTTCTTTAACACAAGCGACGACAATGACTTGTTCATTGACGCGGTCAATCGAACGACAGCGAACGAATATGATGACGAACGAAATGTCAAAGACATAACGCCAGAACAAGACGACAGTGAAAGCATTGACAGTTTCCTTGGTGAACCATTGCCAGAAGCTGCTGACGAAGAAACAAAACAACCTAAACCTAAAGATGTGACACCAATCGAAGACACCCCTCAGGAGCTCACGGAAGCCCCAGAATCGACCGAAATGTCTGAACCTGATAATTTACATGAACCAGAGCAAACAGAGCTATTTGAGCAGCTAGGAGACCTATATGACTAAACTAACAGATGAGAATTATTATCAAGACAAAACTTACTTGTCTAATTCACGATTTAAGCAATACATGCAATGTCAAGCTAAGGCTTACGCCGTTGATAATGGCGAATGGGTAGAAGACCGAGATGAGACCGCTCTTTTGGTCGGCAACTACGTACATAGCTACTTTGAATCCGAAAAGGTTCACGACGCTTTTGTTGAAGAAAACAAAGAAAAAATCATTGCCAAGACAGGTAAGAATAAAGGAAATCTTAAAGCTGATTTCGTTGTCGGCGAAAAAATGATTAACGCTTTGAAAGATGACGATAATTTTAACCGTTTATATCACGGCTATCCAAGTGATGATGTCAAAAAAGAAATGATTGTTATCGGTGAAATCGAAGGAGTGCCGATAAAAGGCAAGCTTGACAGTATCAACCTATCTCGCGGCTACTTTGTTGACCTGAAGACAATGAGGTCAATCTATAACGAGGAATGGAACGCAGACTTACGCAAGAAAGTGCCAGCGGCAGTTAACAATATCTTGAATTTCGGTTATAACGGACAGCTTGCTCTCTATCGTGAGCTACTGAAACAGATGACAGGCCAAGAGTTTAGGCCACTTATCATTGCTGTTTCAAAAGAGAACGTTCCTGACAAGGAATTTATCAAAGTTGATGAAAATTGGCTTGAAGAGGGTCTTGACTATATCAAAGACAATGTCAAAGAAGTCTGGGACGTCATTCAAGGTAAGCAAAAACCTAAAAAATGCGGTCATTGCGACTATTGCAAAGCTCAAAAGAAACTTTCTAAACTTATTAGCTTAAATGACATGATAGGAGATTAAAAACATGCAAATGGAACACGTTACAGATAGCGTCACTATCTATTCGGACGGAACTAACTTGCAGGTCATTCATGACCTTGGTCAGGAATTCGTCTTAGATCTCGAACTCGAAAAAGAACCAGCTTTCAATATTGATGATTTAGGCAAGACAGGTTACAGCTATCACCTAAGACCATTCTTTAGTGTTTCTGGGTTCTGCTCAAAAGGTAGTGATGACCTTCATCGGTTAAAATGGGCCATCTTACAATTTCAAGAATTTAAAGATTATTTAGTAGAGAATCAAGCAGAAATGCTTGAATGGTATTTCAATTCGAAGGGAGAAACAGAATGATTGAGTTTGTTAAAGAAGCAGGAATGGCGTTTGTTTGGTTATTCTTAGGTTATCTATTGGGTGAACGCCAAAGTAAAAAATAAGCCTCGGAATCGGCTCAAAAAGTGACCTAGAAAGAACGTGTCGGTTAACAGGACGACATGTAAAGAGTTTCAGTGGGCGCAAGCCTTGTACTCACACTTTTAAATGTGCCCGCTTTTGTTTTTTTAGGAGAAATTAACATGAAAGACGACCTTATCAAATTGACTCAAGAAGATTTTGAGACTTACGCAAAACATAAAATTTCAGAGCACCTTGAATTAGAACCACATGATGTTTACATGGTTTGGTTTAACTACACACTTGGAAATGCTAAAGGAATGTTTAGTTTTGACAGCGAGAAAGCTTATCCAATGAGCAATCCAAATTCGAAACTTCTAGATTATGTTGAAGTAACATACAACAGTAAGACACATGAGTTTTATTTTGATTGGTACACAAAAGAACGTCAAGATGTCACTCACGTCGCTTTTGAGATTCCGGGGCTGACTGATGGAATTTGAGTTTATTTTATCGAATACCAAAAAGCAAAAACAGATGTTAAACGCCAATGACCGTCCCCATTGGACGCAAAAGGCCAAAATCACCGCATATTTACGTGCCACAGCCGCTAAAGAGGGTCAAAGGTATAATTGTACCCCTTATTCAAAAAAGCGCCCTTGTGGGCTCGTAGTGACGATTTACGCCCCTACAAAAAGACGGCTTGACCCACCCAACTTTTATCCGACAGTAAAAGCGCTTGTTGATGGATTGACAGACGCCGGAATCTGGACGGACGATAACTCGGAAGTCATTAAGTTTATGACTTTTAAACGAGGTGGACCAAGCGAAATACCCGGAAAATATAGGGTTAGATTGGAAATAAAGGAATTATGACAAGAAAATTTATCGTTAGAGAATACAGCCCAAAGCTTAGAACAGCGACTTGGTTCGCTACGGCCAAAGATTTTAAAGAAACAGAGTTTAAAACAAGAAAACAAGCTCTAAAATACCTAGAAAAAGCTCGTAAAGAGCCCGGACAGACAGAATACTATGAGGTGGTAAGTTGAAAGCTGAAAGATACATGTTTTTAAGTATGTTGTTATCGTTTACAATCGTCGTCACAGTCGTCTTCTTTACGATTGAGCTAGGAATGCAAAAGACTGTTTATAACAACAAAATTACTGAGATGAAGCTTGAAAACACTAAACAAAAATATGAAATCAAGCGATTAAAGGACAACCAAACGATTATCTATCACGCTGATAACTATGGGGGAGAGTACGATTATGAAAGTACGGTTCACACTAACAAACAGTGAAATTGAGGAAATCGAGGTATTAGAGAATGAAGAATAAAAAAATCGCAGCTTTGGCAGGTGCAGCGCTCATGACAATTGGTTTAGCTACGTTGTCAGGTTGCGCTAATGAGTCAGAGAAAGTCTCTTACAACATTAGCAAAGAAGCAGATAATTTTAATGTTCGCAGACGTGTGGCGGTTATCAACACACGTACAGACAAGATTGAATTCAAAGTGGAAGGTCTTATCTCAGTTGACACGTCAAATAGCAAGAAATTAGTCGTGATTGCTGAAGTGTCAAAAGGAAAATACAGAAAGCATTTAATCAATATGACTAAAAACAACATGTATGTCGTTGAAGATTTGACTGACGGAACCAAAGTCAATAAATACAAGTACGAAGTTGAGTACATGCCTGAAAGCATTCTTCCTGTAACAATCACAAATAACGAGTGAGGTGCTGATAGATGAAGAATAAAGCGCTAATAATGCTAGTCGGTCTAGTGTTGACCGTAATTGGGCTTGGCAGTTTGCGAAAGAGGTGGAAGAATGAACGTAACTCTTGAAGATTATTTGGAAAATCATGCCTTTTGTGATTGTGAAGGAACTAATGCTGCAATTCTCATTGAAAAGGCAGGTACAAAATACAATCTTGAAAAAAACGACATTGACGATTTTTATGGTGATTATGTACACGGCGCTGAAGTAAGTATTGACGGAAATGAGTTCGGTGTGTGGCTTCGTGTAGTGATTGAGCTGGAATAACGACCCACATTGGTATCTAGCAATGTTCGATTCATTGCGTGGGTATTAAGGCTAGGAATAAAAAATAAAAATAGAAAGCAGGCTTAAGACGAGCGCTCCCTAGTCGGTACTCTGAGGACTTTAAATTTTTTAGATTCATGGAAATGGCTCATTGACTTCGAGTTTCTCTCTAAAATCTCTCGAAGTATTTTCCAGAAGATTTCGCGGATGGCTATTGGGAACAGTCGTTTTCGCAAAAGGCTGCGTGGGGTTCGACTCCCTACGTGGTTGTTAAACCAGAAATAATAAAACAAGGAAAACCTTCTTACAAAATTAGTACATCGCTAGTGAGTTTATCTGGTTGTTCACTGGCAAAACAAATAGCGAAATTTAAAAATAGAAAAGAGGTACCTTAATACTATTTTCTTTTTAAGTGTAGTGCGGTTATCGCTAGCTGATACAACACAAAAAAGTCCTGCTTTACGCAAGACCTTCGTTGTATGAATTCGTTAACATTATTATACCACGAAGGAGCTAGAAATGAGCAAGGCATCACAATTACTTGACGAACTAAAAAACCTAGACACAGACATCCAAAGCAGAATCGACGAGGTAAGAACGCTAGAAGCTGGATTGTTATCTAGTCCTAAATGGTCTACTGACAAAGTAAAAGGTGGAAAACCAACGAAAGTCGACGATGTATATGCACAGCTTATTGTTTTAAAAGAGTCAATCGAACATGACACGAACGATGTTATCAATCGTAAACTTGAATTGAGTAGATTAATCAATAAGGTTTCCAATCCAAAAGAACGTGCCATCTTACGCATGACGTACATTTTAAAACAATATCCAGAGGACGTGATGGAACACTTAAAAATTAGTCAATCAACGTATTATCGTCTGCGCAAGCATGCGACGGAAGAAATTGATATTTTTTTGGAGTCGTGATAAAAAATGGGAATAAATGGCATAAACAAGGGTAATCTGGGCGTGCATGGTGTTGTTAATGTGTTATTATGGTATTGTCAAATAATAAAGGTTAGAGGTTCAAACGAACCTCTATTTTTAGCTTTTTTCTTGTAAAGAGTTATAATAGCAGTAACTCTATTAAGAAAGCGAGAAATTATGTTAAAGATATTTAAGTTTGACAGAGAAGTTTATTCTGGCGCAGAAATCAGAGAACGCGTTGATTATTATGAGAATGAATCAAATAGGATTAGTGAACTATCCAAAAGCAATGTTAAGCTTGCTGTTAGCGATTTGAAAGCATTAAAAGATGAAATTGAAGCAGAACATCATTACTTTGATAAACTGCTATTTCAAACAATCGTTACTAGCTTTGAAGATGACAATGCACTCGTCGTTAATACTTATATCGAATTTATTTCTGATATTGCTACACATTTGCACGACACAAACAATAGCAAGTATTTATCTGATAACATTGATGAATTCCGTCATGCGTTAGCTTACACAGACATCAAAGATTTATTGGATAATGAAAAAACTTACGGCCATCATCAAGCGGCTAACGTTGGACGAGATTTACGAGCTATTGGTTCTGGCAGTCAAGAATATGCTTTTTTATCGCGAACTCATGCGTTTTTGATAAACCCAAGCAATAAATCTTATAAAGAAATGTTGAAGGTTTGGGAGCGAACCGACGGAAGTTTGTTCGACAACGAAACGCTTAAAGGGTATATCAACAAAAAGTTGATGAATAGGTTTAAATAACAACGAGCGCCGATTGGCGCTTTTTTGGTTTAAAAGGAGGTGATGGAAAATCACAAAATTAAACGAAAGACAGAGGCGATTTGCAGATGAGTACATCATCTCTGGAAATGCTATGGAATCAGCAACAAAAGCTGGTTACAGCGAGAATTATGCCAAAGCACAATCTCATAAATTGTTGGAAAATGTTGGAATAAAAACTTATATCAATAAACGGATAGCTGAACTTGAAAAACATAAAATTGCAACTGCTGACGAGGTTCTGCAAGTGTTTACAAGCATTTTAAGACAAGAGCTTACCGAAGAGGTGACAGAGCTTGACCAAACGACGGGCGAATTCGTGACAATCGAAAAGAAACCATCAATTGCTGAGGTGATTAAAGCAGGCAGCGAGCTTATGAAACGTTATCCAACCAAACTTGAACTTCAAAAACTTAAGCTTGAAATTGAAAAACTTAAATCTCAAGTTGGTGAAGACGAAGGTCAAGATGAGAAAATTGCTGGTTTCCTTGAAAAAGTTAAGGAGATTGTGACAGATGACAGCTGATTTAAGTAGCTTGTACACGCCTAAACAGCTTTCCGTGCTCAAATACATCTGGACACACGATTGGTTCATTTGTGGCTTGCACGGGGCTAAACGAGCTGGTAAGACGGTAGTCAATAATGACACGTTTATCTCGGAGCTAAAGCGAGTTCGCAAGATTGCTGATAAACTTGGTATTGATGAACCAATGTATATTTTAGCTGGAACGTCGAGCACGTCTATTCAAAACAACATCTTGCAAGAGCTATATAACAAGTATGGTTTTGAACCAAAATACGACAAGCATGGTTCATTTACATTTTGCGGTGTTAAGGTCGTGCAAGTGTATACTGGCTCTATTTCTGGGCTTAAGCGTGCTCGTGGGTTCACTGCTTTTGGCGCTTACGTTAATGAGGCTTCGCTTGCTAATGAAGTTGTGTTCAAGGAAATCATCTCTCGTTGTTCTGGCGAAGGTGCTCGAATCGTTTGGGACAGTAATCCAGACAATCCAAATCATTGGTTAAGGCGTGATTACATTGGTAAGAACAATGGTAAGATTATCGATTTTAGCTTTAAGCTTGATGATAATACTTTTTTGAGTCCTCGCTATATAGCCTCTATTAAAGCTGCTACACCGTCTGGCAAGTTCTATGACAGAGACATCGACGGCAAGTGGACGGTAGCGGAAGGAGCTATATATAGCGATTATGACGCAAACGTTCATGAAGTCGATGAATTGCCTCGAATGGTTCGCTATTTTGGAGGTGTCGACTTTGGTTACGACCACTTCGGTTCGATTGTGATTATCGGTGAAACATCAGACGGAAAACAATATTTAGTTGACGGAATAGCTGAGCGATACAGAGTGATAAGTTGGTGGACTGATAGGGCTAAAGAATTTAAAGCTAAATATGGCAATATTGCTTTTTGGTGTGACTCGGCTCGACCAGAACACGTTGCACATTTCCAAAGCGCTGGTTTAGATGCTATGAACGCCAATAAGAACGTTATTGCTGGTATTGAAACGGTTGCTAAGCGTTTCAAAGAAAATACATTGTTTATCAAGCGAGGTGTGATTCCTCGCTTTTTTGATGAAATTTATCAATACAAATGGAAACCAAACAGCACTAAAGATGAACCGCTAAAGGAATACGATGACGTACTGGATTCGCTTCGGTACGCTATTTATTCGGACGAAGTAATGAAGAAACAACGAAATAAAGGCAATCAGTTCGACACGCTTCGAGCTGGTTTTGGCTTGTAGAAAGGAATTAAATGGCTTATACAGAAACATTTGTCGATAGCACAGGTCAAACACATACTTTAAAGCCTCGCTTTCATCGACAAGCAAGAATGCGCTATCGAGCAGAGAGCTTAGAGGAATTGTTTGCAGATGATTTTAAACTTTTGAAACAATACATCAATCATCATCAAACAGTGCAGCGCCCACGAATTCAAGAGTTACTTGATTATGCAGAGGGAAACAATCACACGATTTTGGAATCTGAACGACGTAAAGACCAAGACATGGCCGACACACGCGCTGTTCACAATTTTGGTGAGTATATCGCAACATTTAAACAAGGTTATCTTGTCGGTAACCCTATTCAAGTTTCTTATGACGACACAGACAATGAAAGTGTTGCCGAATTCTTAGACGAGATTTCAAAAGACAATAGCTTTCATCAATTGAACCGCTCACTTGTCCTTGACCTGTCTAAAACGGGACGTGCATATGATTTAGTTTATCGCACGCAAGAGGACGAAACTAAAGCGGTTAAGCTAGATCCAACAGCAACTTTTGTTATTTACGACATGACAAAAGAGGAGAACAGCCTTGTTGGTGTTAGGTATTACGATAAAAACCAATTTTCAGATAGCCAAAAAATTATCGAGGTATACACACCAGATGAAGTTTTAATCATTGATTCATCTAAAGATTTTAAAGTTATCGATATAACACCTCACTTTTTCGGAACAGTGCCGTTGACTGAATACCTAAACAGCTCGAACGGCATGGGTGATTATGAGTCTGTATTGTCTTTAATCGACTTGTACGACGCTTCACAGTCAGACACAGCAAATTATATGCAAGACTTGTCAGACGCGATTCTGGCTATTATAGGGCGTGTTAGCTTCCCATCTGATTGCGACACCGCTGAGAAACAAATCGAGTTTATGCGTAAAATGCGCAAAGCTCGCTTGTTGAACCTAGAACCGCCAGTAGACGCCAACGGAAACGAAGGCACCGTCGACGCTAAATACTTGTATAAGCAGTACGATGTCAACGGGACTGAAGCTTACAAGAACCGTGTCATTGACGACATCCATAAAATCACAAATACGCCAGATTTAAGCGATGATAATTTTTCTGGAACACAATCTGGAGAGGCGATGAAATGGAAAATTTTTGGTTTCGACCAAAAACGTGTCGACATGCAAGCGCTGTTTGAAAAATCACTGAAACGTCGTTACAAGTTGATTGCTCGAATCAGCGAGACTTTAAAAGAAATTCAATATTTTGATTTGTCAAAAGTTCGCGTGACATTCATTCCGAATTTGCCGGCAGATACTTCAAGCGTTGTTGCAAACGCTAAAAGCTTGTATGGTGTCGTCAGCGACGAAACAGTATACAGCATGTTACAATCAGCGACTGGCGTTGACGCTAAAACGGAAATGGAACGAATTCGAAACCAACAAGAAAATTCAAGCTTGCTGTCGGTTCAGTTGGAGAAGAATAGTCGCTTGTCTGACAATGATTTAAATGGAGAAGACGATGGTAAACGAGTACTGGAAGAAGAGGATTAAGGCAGAACAGCTAGCTAAAATCGAGCGCGATGCGTCTTTGGGCGATGAATTTAAGCGTCTGTACAATTATCATTACAAGGAAATTGAAAAGGAAATACAAGCTTTCTATCATCGCTATTCTGATAAGAACGGCTTACCAATTGAAGAGGTGCGGAAACGAGTCGATGAAATGGACGTTAAAGCATTTGAAGAAAAAGCTAAACGTTACGTTGCTGAGAAGAACTTTTCTCAAGAGGCGAACAGAGAACTTGGAATTTACAATCTCAAAATGAAAACGAATCGGCTAGAGTTGCTGCAACGTCAACTTGATCTAGAGCTAATTGCTTTAGGCAACGATGAACAGAAACGCACCAAAGAGTTCATCACAGAAGATTATATGCACGAAATCAAAACGCAAGCTGGATTGCTTGGTAAGTCGGTGCTGACTAAAAGCGAAATCACGCAAACAGCTAAAACGCTACTTAATACACCTTTTAAAGGTGCGACGTGGTCAGAGAATATCTGGAAACGTCAGAATGCACTGAGACAAGTTGTGGCAAGAATGACGGAAGATTGCATTTTGAAAGGAAAAAATCCAACGACGTTTATTGGTCAGCTTAGACAAGAATTTGATGTTTCTGCCAGTCAAGCCAAACGTCTGGTAGTGACAGAAGGTGCGAGAGTGGCGACAGAAGCACAAAAACAATCGTTGACAGTAAGTGGTTATGACGAGTATGAGTACATAGCAGAACCAAGCGCTTGTCCGCATTGTGCCGCTTTAAGCGGTAAAATTTACAAAGTTAAGGATATGATGCCTGGCGAAAATGCAGCACCTATACACCCACATTGCAGATGTTCGGTCGCTGCTCATTATTCAAGAAGCAAAGAAGAATACGAGGTTATGCTTGATAAGTCAAGGAATACGCCGCTAGGAGATAAGATAGATGACTTGTGAGATCAAAGATTTTCATGAAGAAAACAGAGAACGCATTGAGAAAAATAAGCGTGAGCTGGTGATTTTAAAAGCACGTTTAGCAAATTTAAGCGGGTACGCTGAACTGTTAGAACGAAAAATAGAAAGTTTACAAGCAGATTTACGTAAGGCTTTCTTACTTATCTGGTTAATGCTTATTTTGTTCTTTGGCGTTCTTTGTTTGTGAGGTTGATATGGTTAGTATACTTGTGATTATTTTTAGCATGCTGCTACTGACAGTTTTAGCAATACCGCTTTACCTGATCGTGGTAATTCCTATTTGGTTCGTTGTAGGAGTTGTTGAAGGCATTAAAAAGGCTTTAGAGAAAGATGAATAAGAGTCGTATTTGATACGGCTTTTTTATTTTGGGGAACATAGCAAAGGGGTTAATGCGGCAGACTTTTAATCTGCAGGCGCAGGTTCGAATCCTGCTTTCCTCGTTGACTTGGCTAGTCGTTAAATAGGCCAAATAAACATCACTAGCGTGGCTTGTTTAAGCCCTGAATAGAATTACATTCAAGAGAGACTAGAGAGCGTGAGACGTCCGTCCTCGTGGCTCTATGAATGCGCTGGAAATTTAGGGCGGCACGAGACTAGCATGGGAGGAATTTAAAAATGGAAAAACAACAACTTTTAGCATTAAACGCTCGAAACTTGCAATTCTTTGCTGAAGGCGGCGAATCTGGTGGAGCAGACGCAGGCGGAAACGATAGCGGTTTGAACAACGACGCAGGAAATAATGACGGGCACGAAACAGACCCAGCGTTTGAAGGCCCTAAAACTCAATCAGAGCTCGATAGCATTATCAATAAGTCAAATCAAAAAGCTTTAGACAATTACAAAAAAGGCGAAGCACAACGCATTCAAGACGCGATTGCCGAAGCTCTTAAAAAAGAAAAAGACTACTCACAATTATCTGAAGAGGAACGTGCTAAACGTGAATTCGAAGACAGCAAAAAAGCTTTTGCCGAAGAAAAAGCTAAATTTGAACATGATAAATTGGTCGTTCAAGTCGAGAAAGATTTGGTTTCTAAAGGTTTGCCAGCTGAATTCGCAGAATTGTTTGCTCTAGACACTGCCGAGAATTCTTTGAAAAAAGTAGGAGAGTTCGAAGCAGTCTTCAATCAAGCGGTAGCTGAAGCTGTTAAGGTTTCCTTGCGCCAAAAAGCACCTGGTATTGGTACTTCTAGCGTAAAACAAACAAATTATGGTGCTAGCTTGGCCCAACACGCTAATGCTAGCAGCAAGAAACTATTTTAAAAGGAGGGGCATGCTATGCCAAAAACATTTTTCGGGAATGCTGAAATTCTTCACAACACACCTTACGAAGCAATTTCAGTTTTAGTTGACAAAACAACAACAGGAACAGTAGTTGAGAACGGTCGAACTGTTCTAAAAGCGGGAGCGATTCTCTCTGGGGACGGTGCTTCAGTTTTTGCAGACCGCACTAAAAAAGTGAAAGTTGAAACTAATCCGTCTGAAGCAACATACGTTGACGGAATCTTGCTTTATGACGTTGACGTGACTGATAAAGACGCAATCGCTTCACTTGTTTATCGTGGTACTTTGCGAGAAGACAAAATCGGTGTAGGTACAGTAGACGCTAACGTTAAAGCGAAACTACCTCATATTCAATTCGTGAAAGGAGCTTAATAATATGCCATTAATTTATGATACAGTAACAGCCTCAAATCTTGCGGGATATTGGAACGCACGTCAACAAGAAGTTGATTTAACTATTGGGGAAAAATTCTTCCCAGCTCGCAAACAGCTTGGTCTTAAACTTGCACTTGTAAAAGGTTCTGCAGGTCTTCCAGTTGTTTTGAAACCATCTGCTTTTGACACTAAAGCAACACTTCGCGAACGCATGAACGTCACTCTTGACGAACAAGAAATGCCATTCTTTAAAGAATCATTGCTTGTTAAAGAACAAGATCGTCAACAATTGAATGTTATCGCTCAGACTGGTAACCAAGCGCTTGTCGACACAATTGTTTCTGGTATTTTTGACGACAATGCAGCATTACTATCTGGTGCTCACGCGCGACTCGAAGCTATGCGCATGCAAGTTCTTGCCACTGGTAAAATCGGCGTTATCTCTAACGGCGTAGCGCAAGACTTTGATTATCATGTAGATCCAGCGCACAAAGGAACAACCAAAACAGCTTGGACAGACCTAGCAACATCAACACCGCTTGCAGATATTGAAGCTGCAGTCAGCGCTTTGGCAGAACTTGGTTCAACTGCAGAAGTGATTATTCTTAACTCAAAAACTTTGAGTCAAATTAAAAACGCAAAAAGTACTCTAGCTTTGATTAAACCGACTGCACCAGACGCAGCAGCGGTTAAAAAATCAGAGCTTTTTGATTATCTCGAAAGTGAACTTGGTTTGACAGTGGTTGTTAAAAACCAAACTTACAAAGACGCTGACGGCGTTGTTAAAAAATACTACCCAGACGGGCACATCACTCTTGCGCCTAACGCAGAACTTGGTGAAACAGTCTTTGGTACTACACCAGAAGAAAGCGACCTTCTTGGTGGTAGCGTAACAAACGCTAAAGTCGAAATCGTCGACACTGGTATTGCAGTAACAACAACTACTAAAACAGACCCAGTAAACGTTGAAACTAAAGTCTCAATGATTGCACTTCCATCATTTAAAAACCTCGATGACGTTTACATGCTGACAACAGTGCCAGCACTCTAATTGTGAGGTGATAACATGGCAAAAGTTATCGCAGGTTTTCGAGACAAACTCACTGACGTAATCTACCCAGCAGGGTCTGAATACGTTGGTGAACGTGTCGAAGAGTTAACAAAGGCAGGTTTTTTGAAAAAAGAAACCAAAGCTAAACCTAAAAAGAAAGCTGAATAGAGGTGCTTATGGCTGATTTTGAAGACACAGTTTTGAACAATGTTAAAGAGGACTTAGATATAAGTGACGATGTGCAAGACAGAGTATTAAAACGATTGATTTCAAAAGTCTGTGACCATTTCAAATTGGCTTACAGTACTGATGTTATCGAAGATAAATTTAGTTTTATTATCGAAGATTGCACAATTAAACGTTTCAACCGCAGAGGAGCTGAAGGAGCTAGCTCTGAAACGATTGAAGGACATTCAGTATCTTATGAAGACATCAAATACGAGTTCTTGCCTTATGATGACCTTTTACAAAAGGAATTCTCGACAGGTAAGGCGAAGAACGGAAAGGTGTTTGTATTATGAGAGAGGCAAATAGAGCAACGCTTGTTTTAAAGGGGAGCAAGCCAGCTTACAACCCAGAAACAGGCAAAGTGGACAACGGGACGGCACAAGAAGTTGTCGTTCCTTGTTTTGTGTCTGAAATGGGACTGGAACTTAAAAATCAACTTTTGAACAATAAACTAAATGTTGACGCTTGGATTATGCGAGTTAATAAGCCGATTGCTGGCTCTGTAGAGAGCGTAAAGCTACACGAAAAGAAATACTACATCATCAATCGCAAAACGTTTTACAAGCGACGTGAGGCTATCTATTTGAGTGAGGTTAATCACGAATGAGTGTTACTTTTAGCGGTGATAAAGAGCTATTAAATGCTCTTGAAAAAATGGCTCGCACAGAGGTTTACAAAGAGGTTGTTAAGAAAAATGGTGCAGCACTTCAAAGGACAGCTCAACGCAAAGCTGTGTTTAAAAAAGGGTATTCGACTGGAGCGACTAAGCGTTCCATCAAGCTTGATTTAGCAAGTAATGGCTTGCGTGCGGTAGTTAAAGCTAATACCGACTATTCTGGCTACCTTGAAGTCGGAACTCGAAAAATGGAAGCTCAACCATTTATGCAACCAGCTTTTAACGAAATACAACCAAAATTTATTGACGATTTAAGGAGAGCAGGCATTGTCAAATAAACAACCAGACCAAGAAATACACGACGAATTAATTAAACGGTCTATTGCTCTAGGTTTGCCAGCATTTCCATTTCTGCCAGACGATAACGAGCCTTATCCGTTCATGGTCGTGGCTTATACGCAGATTATCCCACAGCCAACCAAGACTAGACTGATTGGTGAAGTCGCAGTTCAGTGTGATGTTTGGGGGACTGCAGATGACAGGAAACTTGTTTCTGATTGGGTTGGCAAACTTATGGAAGAGTTCAGCAACATTAAAAAAATAGGCAGTAGGCAATGGTTTATGGAATATGAAAGTTCCAGCCAAATTATCAAAGACGATTCAACTCCAGAACTGCTATATCACGGCATTTTGGATTTGAAATTTAAATTTATTTAAAGGAGGAATATACAAACATGGCCAATCGTGGTAAGGATAAAATCTTGATGTTCCGAAAATTAGGGGATAAAAAAGCAGCGGCTAAGCTAGCTTTGCAAACAGAACACAAATGGAAATACGAGCGCAAGAGCGATTCAACCGCTACTAAAGACGGCTCAATCATTTCAGACAAAGGATTGGAAGTCAATCTTTCAATCGAAGCGGTGGCGACACGAGACGAACTAAACTTGATGTTGAAAGATTCAGTAGTCAACGGCTACAAGCTCGAAGTATGGGAAATTGACCTCGCAGGCGTTAAGCAAGGGAATAAATACCCAGCGCTTTATGCTCAAGGTTCGCTTAACTCTTGGGAAGTGCCAGCAAACGTCGAAGAACTTGAAGCAGTCTCAACAGAAATGGCAATTGAAGGGAAACCAGTTGACGGTTATGCGACACTTTCAGATGCGCAAATTGCAGAAATCAATTACGCATTTACTGACACTATTGAAATCGTTGGCAAATAATTATTAGGAGTTAGGGGCTAAACAGCCCCTTATTTTTTAGGTAAGGAGTACAAATATAATGAAATCACTTGAAATCAATGGCAAAGAATATGATTTGCATTTTGGTATTGACTTTATCCGTGAAATGGATAAACGTTACCAAATCACAAACGAGGCAGGGGCTACTTTTGGTATGGGTTTGTCTAGCGCTATCATTTACATTCAAGACAAGAACCCAGTTATTTTAGCAGATATTATTTTGTCAGCAACACATACATTGAAACAGATTCCACGCTTGGCAGATATTGAGGCATGGCTCGAAAGTCAAGAAGACTTGGATAAAGTGTTTGATGATTTTTTATCAGCATTAGCAACTGCACCGTTGACGAAATCAAAAGTCAAAGAGATGTTAACAGCGGTAGCGGAAGCTTAAGCAACAAAACAACGTTAGCAAATAGCAGCAAGGAAGTATACGAAGACATACTTGCCTCTGCTATTGGTTTATACGGCGTTAGCTCACTAACTGAAGCCAAACGCATGACCATCGAAGAGTTTAACGTGCGCAAGCGGGGCTACTTAATGCGACGATTGGATAGAGAGCGTGAGTTATATTTGCAAGCCTACCTGAACAGATTAATCAAAGCCACGGATAAGAGTGGCAAGCAATACGTGTATGCCAAGTTTGAAGATTTTTACAACGAGGCAAAACAACGAAATGCCGTGCTCGGAAACGGTCACGGAAACGTGGTAAATAGTGATTTAGTAGCAATCGCTAAACGCCGTCAAAAATATCTAAAAAAGGAGGTAGCAGATAATGGCAAGTAACTCTTATACTGTCGAGGCAGTTCTTAAAGCGGACACGTCCAATTTTACAAGCAACTTAGACAGGGCTAGCAGTTCTTTTAAGACGTTTACCAGCAACGCAAAAGACAAACTTGGCGCGATAAGCGATAACTTTGAAAAAGTCGGAAGCTCGATGAATAAGAAGCTAACCGTGCCGATAATGGCAGGACTAGGAGCTTCGGTTAAAACGTTTACGACTTTCGATGATTCAATGCGCAAGGTCGCAGCGACGTCTGGCATAGCGGCTGATTCATCTAGTAAAGCTTACATGCAAATGCGCAAACAAGCGCAAGATTTAGGCGCTACCACGCGCTACAGCGCCTCTGAAGTTGCTGAAGGTATGAACTATATGGCGATGGCTGGTTGGAGTGCTGAACAAACTATGGCAGGTATTCCAGCTGTGCTAGACTTAGCAGCCGCTTCTGGTGAAAATCTTGGTACGACTTCCGACATCGTAACCGATGCAATGACTGCGTTTGGTATGCAAGCCGAACAAGCAGGAGAGTTCGCTGATATTTTAGCAGCAGCAAGTTCAAACGCTAATACTAACGTTTCTATGATGGGTGACACATTCAAGTATGTAGCCCCAGTTGCTGGTTCACTTGGATTCAACGCAAAAGACACCGCTATTGCTATTGGTTTAATGGCGAACAGTGGTATTAAAGGTTCTCAAGCTGGTACAGCATTGCGTGCAGGTTTGGTTAACTTGGTTCATCCGTCCGAAGCTGCTCAAAAAGCCATGGATACATTAGGAATTTCTGTGACTGACAGCGAAGGTAACATGAAGAGCTTCCGCACCATCATGGGCGATTTACGTGAAAAAATGGGTGGTCTTTCAGAAAGCCAAAAGGCCTCAGCTGCAGCGACCATCTTTGGTAAGGAAGCCATGTCTGGTTGGTTAGCAATTATCAACTCATCAGACAAAGATTTTAACAAGCTAACTAATGCTATTGATAATTCTCAAGGTGCCACTAAACGAATGGTTAATACCATGGAGGGTGGCATAGGTGGTTCATTCCGTAACTTAAAATCTGCCGTTGAAGGTCTTGGTATTGCGTTAGGCGAACGCTTAGCACCATACATTCAAAAAGCTGCTAAGTACATCACTGATTTAGCTCAAAAGTTTAAGGCTTTATCCCCAGCTCAGCAAGACACGATCATTAAAATCGCCTTGGTTGTCGCTGCGATTGGGCCTTTGATACTTGCTATCGGTAAAGTTCTTAATAATATAAAAAGGGTAATTACAGTAGTTCAATTCTTGGCTAGCCCATTCGGCATTGCCGTGGTTGCTATTACTGCTGCAGTAGCGGCATTTATTTACTTTTACACGCACTCTGAGAAGTTCAGAACAACTGTTAATAATGCTATTAAAAGTGTTATTAAAGCGTGGAATAGTCTAAAAGCGGCGTGGAGCACAGCAAGTGAATGGGTGAGCGGTGTTTGGAACGGAATGAGAGAGGTCATCAGCAATGCAATCGAACGTATTAAAACTACGTGGAGTGGCATTAAAGAGAACTTTATGAACGCCTGGAACGGTATTACTGAATGGTTCTCTAATCTCTGGAATGGAATTAAACAAGCACCGTCAAATGCTGTGGAGAGCATTAAAAATATGTGGTCTAACGTCAAAGATTTCTTTGCAAATCTTTGGAACGGAATCACGCAAATTTTTAGCACAGTTTGGCAAACGATTCAAGCTACTGTATTACCTATTATTCAACCGTTTATCGACATCATGCTTAATTACTGGCGAAACTTATCAACGGCGTTCTCTCAAATCTGGGACGGTGTTAAGCAAGTTTTCCAAGGCGCGTGGGAAATGATTAAAGCTATCGTCATGGGCCCAGTGTTGATTATTTGTGATTTAATCACAGGTAATTTTAGCAAGGTCGGTTCAGACTTGCAGTTGATTTGGCAAAGTATCACAGCAGGCGTAAGCATGGCGTGGAATGGCCTTCTCGGAATCCTTTCAGGAATTTGGAACGCTATTCTTGCTGCAGGCCAAGTAACATGGCAAATGCTGTCAACGGCTGTAGTAACCATCGTTAATGGTCTTGTTTCTGGCGTCGTTGGCTTGTGGAACGGTCTACAAAGTGCTGTAGTTTCGATTGCTAACGCGATTAAAAACGGAGCTGTTTCTGCTTGGAACGGTTTAACTAGCGGCGTTTCTAGTCTTGTTTCTAGCCTTGTCGGTACAGTCACTGGGTTATGGAATGGATTACGCAGCAGTGTCATAAGCATAGCTCGAGGGCTTGTTTCTGGCGCAGTTAGTGCGTTTAACGGACTAGTTAGTGGTGTTAGCTCGATTGTTAGCTCTGTTCGAGGCGTTTTAAATAGTCTTGCTAACATCAATTTGGCTGGTGCAGGTCAAGCTATCATGAATGGCTTTTTGGGCGGTTTAAAATCGGCTTGGGGCGCTGTTCAAAACTTTGTCGGTGGTATGGCAGATTGGATTCGTGCTCACAAAGGGCCTATTAGCTATGACCGAGTACTTTTAAAACCAGCAGGTCAAGCTATTATGCAAGGTTTGAACGAAGGCTTAAACGGTATGTTTGGACAAGTTCAAAACACTGTGCGAAATGTAACAGCAATCTTCGAGGACTTCAATCCTACTCAGACGGTTACGCTTGGTGTCGAAAGTAACACGAAGGCAATCACTGACAATATTCAAGATTTCCAATCACAGTTGCGTAGCAATATTGCTGATTTTAACGCGCAAATCGCTGACATGATGACTGATAAATACAGCTATCAGTTTGAATATGGTAAGTACTCAAACAACATCGAAGTCACTTACAAGAACCAAGAGGGCGAAAAACTGGAAGTTATCAAAGAAGCTTTAGCTACTGTTCGTAGCGCTGTGTCTCGTGACACTGTTCTTAACATCGACGGACGAGAGTTTGCAAGGGCGACTGGAGATGACATCAATGGTTACTTAGCTAACAAACAAAACATTGAAAATTTAGTGAGGGGGCTTAAATAATGCCATTTACATATAACGGCGTTGATTTAACGCCTTTTTTAAGTTTTATAAAAGCAAAACGCACGATTGGTAACGAGCGCAAGTTGACAACAGAGGACATCCTCGGGACTGGGGAAGAACTACAAGAGGTCACTTTCGGTGCGAAAACTATCGAGGTGACCGTTTCACTTGCGTCTCGTGAAATCGCTGGTAGTCGTTTTATTGACACGACAGAGTATTTGACCGTTGGTTCCGAAGAATTAAATGAACTTCGAGACCAGATTGCGAGAGTTTTAAATACTAGAGAAACACACGAGCTAGTGTTGCCAGACGAGCCAAATCGCTATTACAATGCTATTCCAAATGGTGACGTTGAACTTGAAGGTATTTCTAATTGGTATGACGAAACAACAATCAAGTTCTTTGTTCCGGACGGCGTGGCGCACATTTCTGCCACTCGCTCATTCAACTTCGTTAAAAACGACTTTGGCGTTTACGAGGCAGAAATCGTGAATGACGGTAGTGAAGATGCATATGTGAGCTATGAAATTAAGCTCAAGAAAGAGTCTGGTTTCGTTGGTATTGCTAGCGAGTATGGCGCTATGCAGTTCGGTAAGTATGATGAATCAGATGGTTACATGGACAAAAAGAATGTGACCGTTTTAAGCAACCAAAAAGGCGACTTTGCCAATTGGACTGATGGCACAATTAATTACGAAAACACTCGAAAAATCATTACAACTCAAATGAGCGCTGATACTTCGTTCGGCGGCCGTCTTGGTTTATTGCCAAGTTCTTTTAAAACAAGCGGAACATCTGGTGCCCTACAGTATGGGGCGGTTAAGGAATACACGCTAAGCGATCCTATTTCTCAATGGTATATATGGGCTAGAGCTTGGTTTGAAACTGGATTGATGGGGCAAACTGGCGCTTGGTGTTTAACGGTGCTAGATGAAAGTAATCATTTAATCGCTGGCATGGCAATTGAGAAAGACGACACAGTTGGTAATACTGCAAATGTTCGATTCTTAATGGGTGACGGTTCGGGTGGTAGCCGTACGGTTAAGACGATTCCGTTTACACCTTCGTACTGGATTCCACCTAACCCGTACGGTTCAGAGGGACGTGCTACGAACTCGAATATGTTTGATTTAGTCAAAGAGAAAGACCGTGTGCAGTTCTTCTGGTATGGTGGCTATTATCCGTATTACGATTCTCGTTTGGCGAATGTCAAAGCAAAGAAAATTCAGTTTTTCGTTGGGCAGTACGCAGGGCGAAACACAACGGATAGATTAGTAACACATCACTATTTAAATGATTTTAGTTTTTATCAATTGCATGTTGATTATTGGAAAGACGTGCCAAATCGCTATCCAAGCGGTTCAACGATTGCTATTGACGGTGAAAAAGGACAAATCAAAGTCAACAATCAAATTCGTTTAGATGACGAAATTCTTGGTACAACTTATTTTAAAGTGCCACCAGGAAAAACAAAGGTGCAGTTAATACTTTCTAGCTTTGCGGAAATCACTTCTGCCACAGCAACAATACAGGAGGTTTACATTTGAGCAAGAATAATGTACGTATTGCAATTCGTGATTCAACAGACAGCCATAATGTGGCTTTTTTTGATAATAAAGCAGGAATCAAATATAAGAGCGCTAATTTGCACCGCTTCTTAGCAGGTTCAGCAAGTATTTTAACGATTAAGTACAATTCAAAAGATATTGACAGTATTCGCTCTGGCTGTAAGCTTGCTTTTCGTTATAAGAATCGTGACTACTGGCTTAATGTCATGAGCTTTGAAAAGAAAGGTTTTGAAGTCGAATTGACCGCTTATTCGCTTGGCCTTGAATTGAACAATGAAACTCGTGGTGAGCATAAGCCATCCAATGCCATGTCAATCGCTGAATATGTGGCTTATTACGACCCAGAGCATTCTTTAACAATTGGTGTTAATGAGGTATCTGACAAGCGAATCAAATTGGAATGGACGGGTACAGACACGATTTTGGCACGTCTTTTTTCTGTTGCGAACAGTTTTGGTGCAGAACTTGATTTCAACGTTGAACTCAATGACGATTACTCACTTAAACGTCAAGTGCTGAATATTTACAAAAAAGGCAATCTTGGCACAAATAAGGTCAGTCAGCCTGTAAGAGTTGGCAAAGAGCTTAAAGTCATCAACTACAGCGATAATATTAAAGAGTTAAGAACCGCAGTTCGAGCAACTGGTAAAGATGGTTTAACAATTGACGGCTTAAACAAGAAAATCTATGACAGTAATAAGCAATTGCTTTATTATTCAAGCGGAATGACAGTCTATGCGCCACAATCTCGTGACCGCTTTCCATCTGTCGGCAAAGGCTCAAATGACAACTGGATTGTTAAAGATTTGGGTGAAACACAGTACGAGACCAAAGAAGCGCTCTGGGGCTATATGTATGGAGAAATCCAAAAAATATCGGTGCCAGAAATTACCTACGAAGTCGAAGGTGCTATAGAAGCTGGTATCGGCGACACGCAAACATTGATTGATGATATTCACTTTGAACCAGCGTTATATGTGCAGGCTCGGGTTTCTGAACTTGAAGATGACATCTTGACAGGCAAAGTGACAAACTCAACATTTATCAACTTTGAACGCAAATACAGTCAGATTGCAGACAGCTTATTAAAACAGGTTGAAGCACTAGCAGAGGACGCAGCGCCTTACATCGTTCGTTTATCAACTGATAATGGCTACAATTTTAAAAACGGTCAAGGTACAAGCACAATCACAGCTAAACTCGAGAAGTGTAGCAAGATTGTTAATGCAAAATGGAAATGGCTTATCAATAACAGTGTTGTCAGCGAGACTTCAAGCGTTAAAATCAACGCTAGTCAAGTTAACGGTACGCTAAACGTTGTGGCAGTTGCAAGTGTAGACGGTAACGAGGTGGCTCGTGAATATATCACATTCACCAATGCTGATGACGGTGTCGGTATTAAATCGATTACGCGCTACTACACGACTAACGACAAAGCAGAGGGTGTCACGGTTGCCGGTCAAAACTGGTCTACTAAACCAACAACGCCCACAGCAGACAAAAAATATATGTGGTCTTATGATGTCATTACGTACACAAATGACACAGGCTTAGTCACTAAACCAGCTGTTATCGGTGCCCGCGGTGATGACGGTTTGGATGCCGACACAACAGGCATCACAGAAGCTCTTAACAAAGCCAAGCAAGAGTTGACTGCTTTATCAGCAAATATCGAAAAGGTGCGAAATGATTCGCTTGCAGCAGTCGAAGAAGCCAAACAACAACTCACTACTGTAGCTAACGATTTGTCTAAAGCAAAAACAGACTTGCAAAACGCAGTTAGCGCGGTTGACACGAAAGCTACTAACTTGCAGACTGATGTATCAAATCTCAATACAAGTTTGTCTAACACAGCTAAAGCGTTGCAGACACAAGGCACGACATTAGCCAATCAAGCTAAAGAGTTACAGACACAAGCTAGTCAGTTAACGGAGCAAGCAAAAGCGCAAGAGATGTTAACTACACGAGTAGAAAATGTCGAGACTACTGCTAATGGTACTAAGACGACAGTCAGCGAATTAAGTAAAACAGTTACTCAAAATGGCAAAGACATCACAAGTGTGTCGAACCGTACTAAGACGGTTGAAACTAGTTTAACTAGCGCTAAAACGTCAATTAGTGAACTACAAACAAGTGTATCAACAGCTCAAACTGATTTAACGAATCTGACTAAGCGAACTAAGACTGTTGAAGATGGCTTGACAGGAACTAAAACTAATCTTAGTGAGTTAACACAAACTGTTTCAAGTGACGGTAGGACGATTGCTAGTCTAACCAGTCGAACTAAAACGGTAGAGGACAGCGTAAGTGGTCTTAAGACCACGATGTCAAGTGTGCAGAAAGATTTAACTGCTGTTACAACTCGCACTAAAACAGTTGAAGATGATTTGTCAGGAACTAAAACAACATTATCACAAGTACAGACAACAGCTAACAGTGCTAGTCAGAAAACAGCAACGTTGGAAACTGGTTTGAACGGGCTGACAGCTAAATTCAATAGCTTGTCTGTTGGCGGAGTTAACTTATTTAAAGGCAGTCGAGATTTTAGCGGTACGAATTGGGTTGTCGGCACTGGAGTATATGCTGAAGATTATCAGGGCGTTAAGATATTTAAAAAAAATTCAATGTGGGGCGGACGTACGCAATATTTTGAGGTAAAAGCTGGCGAAGAATATGTGTTTAGTGCATACGTCAAAAGTAGCGCCGAAACGGACAGGATCACATTTTATTTGAATCACTCCTTAAAACAACCTATGGCAACAGGACTTGTAGGGTTTGACTCTGCTAATAGTCAAAACGCTGTAAGTTTCGACTTGGCTGACGAATATCAACGAATTGCTATTAAAATCAAAATCACTAAAGATGGCTGGATAATGCCGCGTCTTGAACGATTTAATAGTGACGCTTATCTTTTTTTTGGTGGGTACAAGTTAGAACGTGGCAATGTTGCAACTGATTACAGTCCAAACGAAGCTGACCTCGAGCAAAAAGTAGCTGAATACAAACAGAACGCAGACCAAAATTATGCAAGTTTGCAAACGACCGTCCAAAACCTCAACGGAACAGTCCAAGCTAACAAAACCACTGCAGAGCAAACAGCAGCAGGTTTTAAGACACGTATTGAATCGCTTGAAACGTACAAGAGCGGTGAATCAACACGAGCTAACCAATACTTTGAGAGCGCTAAGACTGAAACAGCACGACAATTGACTGCTGAACGTACAGCGATCGCTAAGGATTATGTGGCTAAGTCTACATATACTAGTGATGTCACTGGTCTGCGTAACGATTTAACAGCAACGACTACGACTGCGAACACAATCAAGACAAATCTTGCTAACTATCAAGCTAGCAATGATAAGGCAGTGGCTAACTTGCAAAGCAATCTACAAACAGCCAACGGCAACATTAGTAGTTTGAAGACGAAAGTTGAAGCAGTGCCTGGACAGATTACAAGTGCGGTGTCTGCGGTTGAGGGTAAGATACCAACATCAGTAGGCGGTAGGAACTATCTTCATGGAACTAGCGACGAATATCAAACGTACACTAACACAAATTACATTTTAGGTTATCCGTCGACTTATCGTGACTGGGCTAAATTGCTAGACCCACTTAGAGGTAAGACTGTTACATTAAGGGCTTATATCAAAAATGACACCAATTTTCCAGTACGTATTCAGATGTGGTTTACTGGTGGTGGTGTATATGGTAATACAATACCAGCTCACAGCGAAGGCTGGTCAGTCGGTACTGGTAAGATGTCAGCAAATTGGACAAGTGCTAATGTCGCTTTCACTCAAACCGATAGCGCTGCTACTGGTGGAACTATACAATCCAAAGAAGCAAAGCTTGAAATTGGAAGTATTCCAAGTGATTGGTCACCAGCACCCGAAGACGCGATTAGGCAAATCAGCGCCGTATCTAGTGAATTGAAGCAGACAAAGGACGGCATGACGTTGCTTGCCACTAAGACCGAGCTTAACAGCGCTAAAACTGATTTGCAATCTGGTATCACGACAGCTACCAATAAAGCTAATACAGCCCAAAACACAGCTAACAACAACGCACAAACAATCAGTACACACACGACACAGATTTCAGCACTTAATACAGGTCTTTCTGCCAAAGTCTCACAGACTGATTTCAATACGTTAAGCGGTCGTGTAACAACTGCAGAAAACAACATCACAGCTAAAGCTAACGAGTTGAGCAGTAAGATTACGAGTGTCGAAGGTAAAATTCCGACCAGTTCAGGTGGACGAAATCTAGCACAAGGAACTAGCAAAGATTGGTCTAAACCGTTTACAGGATTCTCAGGAATTAAGAACACTTGCCCTAATCTATATAAGGTGATTACAGATGGCCTTGTAGTTGGCGACACATTTAAAACACGTATTGTTCTCAAATATACTGATATTAAACCAGCAAGTGGAAAAACCGCTGAAATTTGGATACAGGGAGCTGGAAATGTTACCGTTTGGAATAGTGGAGCCTATCCGTCTGGTGGCGGGGGGCGCAGGTCGTTAAGTGGAAGTGGGGAAACTGTCTTTGAGTTAACTGACAAAATCAATGCCGACCACTTAAAAAATGACTATTGGAGTTGGGCTTTTAGAACTGATTGGATTGCAAGTGGTTCGCTACAATGGAAACTTGCTAAAGTTGAAAGAGGAATGTTCTTCACAGACTGGTCATCCGCACCAGAAGACTACGACAGCAAGCTAGCCAGTGCACAGTCTGAAATCAAGCAGACAACAGACTCAATCAAAGCCAGCGTATCTTCGTTGGATAAATCAACAGTTAAGAACGCTAGCTTGACTATTAATACAGACGGAATCGTTATGAAAGCTGGCAAGTCAACAACTGATGTTGCTAACGCGATTGGTTCTTATTTTGCTGTTAATCAGAATGCTATCAATCTGTTCTCTGACAAAATAAATGTCAAAGGCAGCATGATTGTTGACGGTGCTATCACAAGTAATAAGATAGCCAGCAAATCGATTAATACGGCACATTTGAACGGTAAAATCATTACTGCTGACGTGATTTCAAGCAATGCTATCACAGCTGACGCGATTAAGGCAGGTGCTGTAACCACCGACAAAATGACAGCGAACAGTATCAATGGCGACCGTATCACAGCTGGCACATTAGATGCAGCCAAAATCAAAGCTGGTAGCATTACAGCTAGTCAAATTGCAAGTGGCACAATTACCAGCGCACAAATCAAAACAGGAACAATTAGTGCAGCGAATATCGCCGCAGGTGCGATTACCACAGATAAAATAGCTGCTAATTCTATTAATTCAAGCAAAATTGTATCAAGTGGTATTACAGCGAACGTTATCAAAGGTGGTAAATTACAATCACTATCTAACGCAACTAATTTTGAACTTGATACTGGTAAGCTTTTTTACAATAACAACAACACTGGTATTTTTCGTGTTCAAGCAAACGCTAGTACAATGGGACTTAAATTTTCAAATACTAGTATCACAGTTAGTGGAACTAGCCGAATCTTATCGCGAGTTATTTTAGGCGGTGACCGTCGTGAAACTTCACTAGATGACGGAAAGTGGGACCAAGGTGGGTTTACTGGTATTGTGGCTGAAACAATCAACGGTGTTGATTCTAACGCTCACAGTCAAGCCGATACTTTACGTGTGATTGGAGATAATATTTATTTCACCCACAGTTACAACTACGACGCTCAAACAAAAACAAGTGCACAAGGTTGGAAGATGGAAACGTTCAGCCCTTTTTCAAGTTATGCAGGAAATGTCGTCTTGAAACCGTACGGTATTAATTATCGTCAATCAGACATCATCACTGGTGATGTTCGTTTAGATAACGGGGATGGCTCTGGTTATTGGGTGCGAGGATGTATAAGAACTTTAAGAAATTGTTTTCAACATTATCTAAATGGTGGAACGTCATCTGGTGCAATGAGTGCAATTAGAGATGCTTTAAGAGAAATATCAGGAGTTTAATAATATGGATAAACAACAATTAATCATTAATGAATTACTACAAAAACTAGCAACTGCACAATATGAAGCAGTACAATTACGTGCTGAATTAACAATTGCTAATCAGCATAACAGTGAACTTGAAGACAAGTTAGCTGCACTAATGCCTAAAGACGATTTGAAAGGAGGTGATGAATAATGAGAGCATGGAACGTTGTCGGAAAATACCCAATTTACACTGATGGAAAAGTAACACACACAGAAATCACACTAGCTACTTTGTCAGGTAGTTACGGCACATTTACTGAACGTGTTGCAGGTGATCAAACTGGTAAAACTAATGATGAACTTATTGAATTAGCTCGTGATGCTTATTTCAAAACTGAATATGCTGATAAAGCTATGCCAGAGGCAGTACAAAAAGTTGATGAGATGTCAAATAAGTTTGACAAAAAATCTGCTGAGTACCAAGAAACAATTGATCAAATGCAAGCGGCCATTGACAAATCTGAGAAGATGACTCAGTTAGCTACTGCTACATTAAACGAATTGATTAACAAAATGTATCCTGATGAGGGTACTACTAACGGTGCTACTGAAGGTACTACAGATGAAACTAACACACAAAATTAAAAATATACTTTTAGGAGGAAGAACAATGATGATTAATTACTTTGCAATGCAAATCGAGCTAGGTTGGATTACTATCGAGACCGTGCCTAAACGTTTCCGCAAACAAGTACAAGAGCTTGTAGACTTGTCTCACGCAGGCTTGCAAGACGAAGACGCCGCCGAATAACAGCTTAGGAAGTGAGAGGAGATTATGCATGTTGAAATTTTAACAGGAGTATTCTCGTTGATTGCAAGTTTGGTTGGCACATTTGGCGGTATTTTAACGAGTACTAAGCTAACCAACTATCAAATCAACGAGCTTAAAAAACAGGTCGATAAACATAACAGCGTCATCGAACGTACCTTTAAGCTGGAAGAACACAGCAAGTATGTTGATGAACGCATCACACGCTTGGAAAGTGAGGTCGAGAAATGAAAAAGTATTTTGAAAAATTGGGAGTTAAGGTTTTGAAAACCATGGCGCAATCAGCGGTTGGCGTCATAGGAGCTAGCACATTAATTTCACAGGTCGATTGGAGAGTGGTTGTTTCAACTGCTCTTTTGTCTAGTCTCGTTTGTGTGCTGACTAATCTGTCTGATTTGAAGGAGGAATATGTCGATGAAGATTAAACGATTATTATTAGGCGCATTATTAGGCGCTAGTATTCTTTTACAATCAACAGCTTATGCGGCTGTTGGTGACCAAGGTGTGGACTGGTCACGATACCAAGGCGCTAACGGTGTCTTCGGTTACAGTCATGACAAGTTTGCAATTTGTCAAATCGGCGGTGTTAACGGCGGCGGTATATACGGTCAATCAACGTATGAGACACAAGTTGCATCAGCAATTGCTCAAGGCAAGCGTGCTCATACTTACATTTGGTACCAGGTAGGCGGGAATGCTAGCTTGGGCGAACAAGTCTTAAATACATTCTTGCCACAGGTTCAAACGCCTAAGGGTTCAATTGTAGCCTTGGACTACGAAAGTGGTGCTAGCCCCGACAAGCAAGCGAATACCAACGCTATTCTGCACGGTATGCGCATGATTAAAGCGGCTGGCTATACACCTATGTATTATAGTGGCAAGCCTTATACAGTAGCTAACGTGTATGTTGACCAAATCATCCGTGAGTTCCCTAATTCGCTTTGGATGGCTGCTTATCCGAATTATGCAGTAACACCAACACCGAATTACAATGTCTTTCCAAGTATGGACGGTGTAGCGATTTACCAATTCACATCGACTTACATCGCTGGCGGTCTTGACGGGAATATTGATTTAACTGGTATTACGGATAATGGCTATACTAAGAACAATAATCCTAAAACTGAAACACCAGCAATCAATCAAGGTCAACAAGCAGATAATACACCTAAATCAGATATTGCTGTAGGAAATCAAGTCAAAGTCAAATTCAGTGCTAACGCATGGGCGACCGGTGAAGCTGTTCCAAGTTGGGTTAAAGGTCGCACATACAACGTAGCTCAAGTGTCTGGCAATCGTGTATTATTAGCAGGTATTAATTCATGGATTAATAAATCAGACGTTGAAATTATTTCAGTTTCATCTGCGCCAATTCAAGTGCCAGCAACTAGCACGTACACAGTACGTTCTGGTGACACGCTTTCTAGCATTGCTTCAAAATTTGGAACAAGCTATCAAGCGCTAGCAAGTTTGAATGGTATTTCAAATCCAAATTTGATTTACGTTGGACAAGTATTGCGTGTCAGTGGATCAGCAAGCGCTGGTTCAGTTTACTATACAGTGCGAGCAGGTGATAACTTATCAGCAATCGCTAGCCGCTATGGCACAAGCTACCAATCAATTGCAGCACTTAACGGTCTTGCTAATCCTAACTTGATTTTCGCGGGACAAACACTTAAAATTAAATAA